AGGGTCGCGCTTTAGCGGTGAATACATCCTGAAAAATTTATATATATATTTTTAAATATGCAATTGTTGCCAGATGAGATTCGATATGAAATTTTTCAATTTCATTTTTTGGAACAAGAAAATCAAAGACTTAAAAATGAAAATTCCTCTTTAAAATTCTATCTAAATCATCACAAATCGTTTTATTACATTTCTTTCACATTTTTTCTTATTTCTTGTTATTTCATGTTTCCATTTTCGTTGATAGTTTTTTGGATTTAAAATATATATAATTATAATGATGAGTGGCGTAATTTATAAAAAAATTCTTAAAAAGGATGGAGGTGATGATGACATATATGTGATTACATATTATGATGCTGAACGGGGTATTCTTGAATATTGTGGAAATCCCACAAAACACTCATATGTTCGTCTTACAGAAGTAACTATTAAAAATGAAATTTTGACTGGAAAAAATGATGACGATTTTTTGAAATTTGAAATTTTAAATGAACTGTATGATATTGATGAACTGTTTGATTATTCAATTGAAAAAAATTTTATAGCAATTGACTCAAATGGTGATGAATACTTATATCAAATTAATGCTATTGAAAATAACATTTTTCAAGTAACCAATCAAGATGATGTCGTGCCAAATACTATCGAAATCGATTTGTATTCAGGTATTGAAAGAGAAGAAAATGAAAATATTATATTTTTAAGCAAGATTGATTATGAAGACGACGATGATGAAGAGGAGATTGATGATTATACCGGAGATGACAACATGCTAACGTCGGATACAAAAGAATTTGTAGAAAATATGTTGAAATCGAATGTAGGTCAAAATCAAATTATTAAGTTTGACAATGCGATAAAAGATGAAAGCGTAACAAATACGATATTACGAAATATGAAACTTGATGAAAATATAAAAAATTCTAAGTACCTTTTTCGTGAATCCGATAAATTTCCATCTTATAGCGACTTAAAAAGTGATAATGTAGATTACGATGAAAATAGCGACTACAATAAAAACGTCGAAAGTTCGTTGAAATCTTTAAGAATTCAATCCGGAAATGTAATAGTCGAAAATAGAACAAAAGTTATATATAAAGATAAACTTTTTATAGCACGTAAACAATACAAGAACATCGACAACACATATGATAAGGTAAACTTCAAAAATTACATATTTAAATTAAAAACGTCACATAAGGAATATAAAGTAGATTTTGATAATATCCCACTTGATGCTTCTGATATAAAACGATTTAAAGATTCCGGTGTTCCTGATTATATAATTCTTAAATTCTTAAATTCACCTATTTATGAATTGAAAAAAGAATTTCAAGAACAATTATATATTCCATCGGGAAAAAACACATCCCTTTTAAAAGAACAATTATATGACAAAGATATCACATTGTACACAAATATTGAAGATGAACCAATTGAGAAAACTTTTAAAATTTCAAATAAAATTAATAGAATTAGTGATAATACTGATACAAACGAAGACTTATTGAGGATAATTTGGAATTCAAGTGGAATATATGAAAAACTAAATATATTATCAGATTTAAGATATGTTCGACACGCTAAAGAAAAAGAGGATATTTATTATTACTACGACATAAATACAAATCAACGATTCATTCCTATACATGAATACTATCGATTAACTATGTTGCTTTCTAAAAATGATTTTTATAAAAATGCTCTTAAAGATCAATGGGTGCTCGATACAAATACAGAACAATCTCATTTCAAAAGTTTTGTAAACAACGATAAAATTTTGGAAAATAATAATGAAATCAATGATAAACCCCAATTTGGAATGAACACAATCACTAAAGAAGTTGAACACATTGATGAAGAACTAAAAAGATTAAGTGAAATAGATGGAGTAAAAGCAACATTAAAAGACTTTAAAAATATTGCTGATACACTAAATGATGCGATTAAATCATTATTTAATGATGCTGGTATTGAGGATTATGAAAAGAGAATTCACTTATCAAAAATGAATAATGTTGAATACATAAACGTTCTATATAATATTAGAAAATATGAGAATTTTATTACTGAACCAACAAATACGTTTTTTGATAAGGATATTTTCAATTATTTTGAAGATTATATAACATTTATTGAAGTTTTAAAAGAAATGGTAACCCTTTTGAATTTATATAGTAAACGGTTTGGTTTAGAATATCAATCTAATAATATATCTACCTACAATATTGACGAAAATATAAGAGATATTGTGAAATTCAAAAAGGTTCTGTCTGCTAATAATATAAATAATACCAATTATAAAACTAAAAAAATTAAAGGAATATCCGTAAATAATATAATACAGAAGAAAATAAAGAAATTTACTAACGAATGTAAATTAATTCTCAAAGAGTTGCACGGCTTTTATACTGATAAAGGCAACTTTGAAGACACATATAAACAAAATCATAATAATACTCATAATTCATTACACAATATGTTCACACTTCATATAAAACCTAACATTGTTACTAATAATGATTCAGTTTTCAATATCATTAAACGAAAGATTTCAGAAGAAGTTAAAAATACATATAATGAATCAACAAAAATGAAAACTAGTTTCAATTATTCATATGAACAGAGAAAATTTGGTAATCGTGATAAAACACGTGATCTAACAAAAAAGAATTTAAACGTATCAGAAGCGGATATAATAGAAGAAAAAACTGACATATTAGGAGTAACCAATAAGAAAACACATAAAATAAATAAACTTATACCAGAGGTTGATACAAGAGATATTGATATTGACACAAGTCTGACAAAATATGTTGAAAACGAAAATATAGCAAGAAAAATTTGTTTTAAGATTAAAATAATCATAGCGGTTCTTCTTAAAAAAGATACTATTGAAAATACTATTGATAATAAGTTGATTAATAATACACAAATATCAATTATCAATAATAGTTCAAAAACATATTATCCAAATAATGTAAATACACAAAACTTCAATATAAACGTTAATTATAATGATATCATTGACAAATTTTTAAATAAAGCAGAAAAAATAAACATTCCTAATAAATATCGTACTATACTAGGAAATATAATATCAAAATTATTTGAAAATAATATAGGTAATTCAAAAAATATATTTGAAGATGAAATCGATCGCAGTATTGAACACATTACAAGATTTAATATAGATGTTAAAAATGATAATCTTGCAAAACTTGAAGCTGCTCTTATTGAAAAAGAAGCGGCAACATTTATATCTAATTCGAATACCGACATTCTCGTTAATTATACAAGAAATATAGGTATTGGAGATTTTGCTACTAAAAAGCAGGGTGGTGTTGAGGTTCTTGTTAGTGTATTAGAAAACCTTGATGATCCGGGTGAAGAAACAACAACGTCAAATAGTGATGTAGCAACAGAACATCGTAACGAAGAAGATTTTGAAAACATTTTTGATCAAGACGATCAAAATGAACAAGACAATCAATATTAACAAGATTAACCATATATATTCAAAATGAATATATGCTTTTGTAGGTTTTAGTTTGTAAATCACATTTCAAAAATTTATATATGTATTTTTTAAGAAGTTATGGGGTTAATAAAAGCCTCAATTGTCTCCTTTGTCGCGTTCATTATTCTACAAATTTATTATGTTAACAAACAACGACTTGAAAAGATAATACCAATCCCTAATCCAGAAAAATATGAAATATATTTGATAGTTGCAATTATTTTTGCGATTGAAATGGTGTTGTGATTTTTATATATGTTGATATTAAGAAATAAATATGGTTCGAGGGGGTAATGATAGATTTGATGAATATGTCAAAGGTGCTAAAGATACTTTTTCTAAAATTGACAGAAAATTAACATATGGTTCAAAATATTCGCCTGGTAAAGATGAATATGGATCAAAAGAAATTGATTATAGCAAATATGATTTAAGTGGTCTCGAAGCTAAGGAATGGTTTCAAGAACTCAGAAAACTTAAGAATGACGGAGATGAAGCTAAAATAAAAAAAGCAAAATTTGACTATATAAAACAAAATGATGTAAGAATAGAATCTGCTTATAAAGGTGTTCGTTGGAAAACCATCGGTGTAATTAGTGTTTTATCATTCATATTTATTATTGTGTCAATATTGGTTGCCGATATTTATAATAATTCCAGTAAGAAAATTACCGAAGATGAAACCGCACAAGGAGCATACACATATGTAATTTCATCAATTACTGCGGTCTTAACTGTTGTAGTAACATTATTAATTGCGGCTATGGCGACAAAATATAAATTGATTATGTTTATGATTTTATTCGGAATTTTTGGTATAGTCACCTCATCTATAGGTATTTATTGGATTAACAATGACCCGGACATGTCTAAAAAATATTCAAAAGATAGGAAAAACTTTTTGATTTTTGCTATTGTTGTTTGGATTATGGTTATTCTAGCCGGACTGGTATCATTGGCTCTTTAAGCCTTAAATCTTTTTGTTGCAAAAAAAGAAATCAAAATAACAGCAGAGACACTTGAAATCTTTGCGAAATTTTTATAAAATTTAGTAGATTTTTCTTTCTTTTCCTTTTTAAGTTCTTCATCTTTCTTTTTAAGTTCTTCATCTTTCTTTTTAAGTTCATTTAATGTTAGTTTGATAGATTCGGGAAAATTTTTAATAAGTTCTTGAATTTCTTCATTTTCGTCTTCGTGCTTTTTGATGTCGCGTTTCTTTTTATCAATTTCGTCAGTTAATCTAAGAAACATAAATGTGTTTTTTTCACCCGTTTTACCTTCAATTTCCTTTAACTCACTTTTCAAATCATCAATTTTGCCTAAATTGATTTCAATTCTAGGGGCAAAATCATCATATTTGGAAAATTTTTTGTCAAAAGCCTTGAAAATTGAAACAGAATTCATGGTTTCTTTACAAAGTTCTGTGTATGTTATGTTTATATGTTTTTAATTTTGTGATGAACACAAACGAGAATGTCAAAACATCATTAACTATCCTTATTGAACTTAAACAGGTGTTTCTGTAGTATCATAAGCCGGTTTGAAGGTTAGACCGTATTCATTCATTCTTCTGGTATTTCCTTTTAAAATTGTAGTTATCTTTTGAAACTTGTTTGTATATCCATTATTTACTGCCCAATTATTGAAATCCTTTGTTGATACAAAAATTTTGTCGCTAATTGGCTCACCATTTTTCTTAAACGCTTTAAAATGACCTTTTTTATTTTCTTGGGATTTTCTTAACTGGTTTGCACTTTTATCTTTTCCATTAGAATCATCGTCACCAAGATAGAATGTCCCCCAAATATTAGAATTTTCTTCACCATTTTCACTTTGTCTTTTAACTAATGGATGTTTAAGCTCACCGTCACAATGGCAAAGCTTTGATCCAGCTTGTATTCCATTTTGTAATTCTTTAATTTCTTCAATTGAAGCAAACCAATACCACATAATAGTGTATATGGCGGGAATGTTGTATCTTCTTTGTTTATCTGCTTTACCCCATTTTCCATAAGATTTTTCTCCGTGTTGGTTCATAACTCTTCCACAATCAGACATAGCAATTGGTATTTTATTGTCCTTAAAGTAATCTTTAATCTCTTTTTTATGTTCTTCATCTAATTCCTCATAATAAGTCCATTTTTCCTTTACAATATATTTCTCAATTACATATTTATTATTATCAAGTCTCCATTTAGTTATATAAAGGTCTTCTTGTGATTTAATATAACTTTGACCACGCACAAATGTGTATTCAGTATATCCACTAATAGATGTTATATCTCCCTTTATATATTCATGGATACGGCGTCCTAAACTATTAATCTTTGTTTCATATTTTTCATCGGTTTCTTTTCCTTTATAAATTTCCTTCGCACATTCTTTGGCATTTGTGTATTCAATAATGGATCCATTATCATCTGTTACATCTACACCATTTTTTTTGATGGATACAGACTTTGAGTTAGTTTCACTATGTTTTTTATTTGATTCTGCACTTCTTTTTGTGTCAAAATAACCTTTACGAGTACTATTTTCACCACAAGAAACAACTTCAAGAAGATTTGGATGACAACGTCTGTTAGAACCTGGACCCAATAGATGGTCGACAGAAACACATCCTCCTGGTCTTGAATTTTCAAAGAAGAAACGCCAATTAAAATATGGATAGAGACTTACAATAAACATAATATGAAGTGAAATCATAATTTTATTAAATTCTATTCTAGCTCCTTCCCCACCTACTTTTGGTTTCTTTTTTTTATTGAAATTTATCAGCTCACCATTAGCAATTTCAAAGTAATATCCTTTAAGTTCTACAAGTTCAAATGTAACATTACCCTTTTCATCCTTTTTTAGAAAATAATATAGTGCTGGGACATATTTAATACCGCGATAATATCCTTTAAAATGTGGAATAAAGGGCTTC